CTGCTTAAGGACCCGGTAAACGCCTCGATATCTCCGGGGAGGACACCAACATACACTTTCACTCCATCAGGTAGAGAGTTGTCGTGTATTGCTGCACCCATAGTGGTGATGTTAGGCATTCCCTCTTCATCTTTGAAAGCTGAATAGATTTGCCTTATTCCATCCTTAGTTGCAGTGATGGTAGCTTGATCAGTGTATGCAAAGAACACCTTTGATCCCAAACCAAACTGTCCTACTTGAGCATTAGTTCCTCTCTTGGTACTAGCACCATAAGTAGTGTAAAGATTCATCACATCTTCATGGTTGAGACCAATGCCGAAGTCCTCGATGTAAAAGAACGGCTCGATAGCAGTGGGTAAGTGAACGTCGATTGGTGCTGAGTTGTTAGCTTCAATGTGACTATCCTGTGCATTACAAGCTAGTTCTCTGATGATTGCTTCTACCTTATTAGAGTACAGCTTATCACTCAGGAGTGAGGCCATATGAGCATTCATCTCGAAGCTATACTCTTTGCTCTCACCAACAGCACCACCAGTATCTAAGTTGTGTTGTTCAGTATGTGGTATCATTTGTACATGTCCCTAAATCTAATGGCACCATCGTGATCTCCTTGTCCGTAGTCTACCCAACCGCAACAACCCACACTCTTGAGTGCATTACTAATCCCTGCTTCATACTTACGACGGCTATACTTAGGGCTGCCACCAACTGCTTGGAGTACATCATATAGAAACTGTGCTTCATCTTGACTTATAGTAAGCACTATTGTTCCTTCTACATATACTTCACGATCACGCAGCCAGTTAGCAAACCGCCAACGCCATTTAATTAACTCTGCTCTTGCCATTCTTTCCTCCTTCTTGTGTCTCGAGATACGCTGCTACTAATTCTACTTGAGTCACGCCCATGAATACAGCGGTCATTTCAATGGCGAGTTTCTTATCCATACCAAATAGAATCTGCATACGTAATGCTTCAACTGCATCCTGTAATTTGTCTCCTCTATCTTTAGCGAGAGAGCAAGCTAGTTCTCTTGTAAACTTATTGTATGTCACTTCCACTCTCCTTCTCTACGAGGTAACCGTGCTGCTTCATTGGCTTGCTTATCTGTGTCGTGTACACTGAGGACAGTAGGAACGGGGTAGTCTGCCACGATATACTTCCCATTAGTCTTACGATCCTCGTCACCTATGATACCAAGGTAACGAGCAGACATGAGAGTCCACAATCTCCACCTCTTATCAACAGAAGATTGGATAGCACTACGAACAGGCAGCTTCTTGCGTTTAGGCTTACGTCGTAAGTAATTATTCTTTGACATATTCTACTCCTTCTTTGTTAAGACCTCTAACAGGCTTACGAGGGGGAGTTGCCTGTTCTATTACTGAAGCTATTCTATTTCTTGAGTGACACGTAGCTGATCTTACTCTGAACTCATACGGGCCTATCTTAGTTACCCTACGCTCGTTAATTGAGTCACGAACCATCTTACAAGCGTCAGGTGTAGGAAAGGGATTGTTTTCTATAGGCAATATAGCATGTCCTTGCACACTATACAAGAAAACATACAAGACATAGCTAATCATCTAATCATTTCCTTCTCCTCTCATCCCACTCTAAATAGACAACAATCAGAGCAAACACAAGCAGTATAATGATAACAACTTTCATAGTACTCCCCTATTATCCTTCTCTATATCCCATAAAGACATCAGGACTACACAAGTTCCAAGAAGGATAGCAATATTTATCTCAGGGTTACTAGCATTCGGGTCGAGAGGAGCGATAAACATAGCTAACCCACTGAAATACTTTGTCATTGTCTTAGCCACAAGTTCCTCCTTTAATAAGTGAGAAGGTAATCGAAACCGGGG